TTGTTAGGAATAATAGTGCCTGCTCTATCAGGTACAAATATTTCAGCACCTTTTTCTCCAACTATTGAGGGCTGACCTACAGTTGGCCTACCACCAGCAGCAAATGTAGGTAAATTTTTAAAAATACCACTTGCACCTCCAAAAGCGTTAAACAATAATGTATTGATCCCAAGTCTTATTAGTTGTCTTGCAATATCGTTTAATAAAGCATTTGCTACTTCTGCTAAAGATTTAGTCTGCATGACCGCATCTGTTAAAGCATCAGAAATACCAGTAGCAATGCTATCTCCGATTTTTTGATAAGTTTCTGCTAGTTTCTTTGCTGCTTCATCTTTTTCTTTTAGTTTGTCTACACCTTTTTGTAGATCTCTATTTTCTTCTTCTATATCTAATAAAATTTGTGCCACCTCTTCTCCATATTTTTCAACAAGTTCTAATCTTCTTTGTTCAATGTCAAATGCTTTTTTCTCTTCCTCAGTTTCTAGTTTTGATCTTTCTAGGATTTTCTGTAATTCTTTATTTTTTTCTTCAAGAGTTTTCTTTGTTTTTTCAAATTCTCTAAATAATTCAAGTCCCTGAGTTATTGGTAATCTTGCTTGTAATTTTTCAAGTTCTTCTCTAGCTTTCTTTAATTGATGTTCGAAAAAATTGTCCTCGTCATAGAAGAAACCCATATTTTCCCTTAATTTTTTTACTTTTTCTTCAAAATCTTCTATTACTTTTTTTGTATCATCTATTTCTTTTTGTATTGCTAATGAACTTCCTGTTTCTAAAAGTTCGTTGAATTTTTTTTGTGCGTTCACCGCTTCTAAAATTTTCGTAACTAAGACTCCAAAAGAAATAATTGCTAAACCTATTCCAGTTTTTGCCAACGCTAATTTAAATGCAGTCGCAGCCGCTGCAGCTTTTGTAAATCCTCCAGCAGTCGCAAACGCCATAGTTGTAGTTGTCGCCAAAGAACCATTAGCAGCAGCCGAAGCCATAGACATTGCCAAAAAGTTTGCTTTTAGTGCTGCAATTTGTGCTAACAATATTGGTGCAACGACTGTAATTCCTTTTATAGCCGCAGCAATACCAATAAATGCAAGCGTGACTTGACCACCTTCACTATCAATAAATTTAGTTATACCATCGACTAATTTTGATAAACCTTTTGTCACTTCCAATACAGCAGGCAATAATTTAGAACCTAAAGTTAATTGAAGTTCCAAAACGGCATTACTAAATTCTTTGAAAACTTCTGCGGGTGATTCTGCCATTATTTTTTCAATTTTATCTGCGCCTTCATCTGCTGATTTTGCTAATGCTCTTAAAATTACATCTGTCGTTAATAATCCTTTAGAAGCAAAGTCTTTTAATTTACCTGTAGCTATATTAGTTTCGTCTGAGATCGCTTTTAATAGTTGTGGTACCTGTTCCGCTATACTTCTAAATTCATCTCCTTGTAAGCGCCCAGAACCTAAACCCTGTGCAAGCTGAGTGAATGCTGCACTTGCTTCTGTTGCGTTCAAACCAGCTTCTTTAGCAATAGTGTTGAAACCCATAAATACAGTTTCAATATCTTTTAAAGAAATCCCTAAAGGTCTTAATCTTGCAAAAATATCTGTAATGCCTTTTGTTGCCTCTACTATTGATAGATTAAATTTGTCCTGTGCTTTTCTTACCAAATCTTGCGCCCCTGCAAATTCTCCAAATTCAGAGGTCAACACTTTCATTCTTATTTGTAAAGCCTGAAAGTTAGAAGTTGTTGATATTGTTTGTTTTGCTAATAATGTAAAACCTATGCCAGCAATAGCAGTTCTTAATCCACCAAAACTTTGCTGTAACTGGTTGGTTTGTTTTTGTACACCTCTTAATGCTTTTTGTGCATTACTGGCATCAACTATAAGTTTTACATTAGCCTGTGCCACAAATTAAAAAAGCCTTTATTCTATATTACCTTGAATTGTGTTTTTGTCGTTGCTGCGCTTTCTTTTCTTGTTCAATTTTATTTTCATAGTATGCAGCCCAATAGATCAGCTCTTCTTGTGTCAAAGCATTCCTTAATTCATTTATAGTTTTACCAAGTTCTGTTGCTAGGAAAAATTCGAAGTTTAACCAACTATCCCCTTTTATCCTTTTTTTGCAGTATCAAGATCTAACTCAATATTGAACAAAAATAGCTCTAAATCATTTAATACTTTTTCTGGTAATGATCTTTGTAGTATTGGAGCGTCTGACATATCAAAAGCTTGAGAGCCATCTTCTTTTTGAGCCATTTTACAAAGTAACTGAGTAGAAACAAGTAACGCTTCATCAGTACCAGCTAGTTGCTGTGCTTTTTGCCTGTCGAATCTAGTAATAGGTGGAAAATATAAATCTATTTTTGTTCCGTTAGGTGTTATTAATTCATACTTTCTGCGAGTAGACATTTCATCTTTGAAAGCACCAATTAATAGGTCTGCGGTTCTTTGATTTGCCATAAAAAAATGCGAAGTTTTTTACTTAATTAGATTGCGGAAGTAATAGTTCCAGTTGGTTTGAAGGTAATGCTAATTGTATTTGCATCTCCCAAAGTTGAACTTTGCTCGAAGTTTGTGATGATTCCGTTAAAAGAAATTTTCTTTGTTCCACTTGAGCTATCAGGGAATAATTCAAAAGCAGCTGTACCAGCATCACCAGTAGTTAAAACACCATCAATAAATGTTGCTGTTTCGCCAGATGCTGCATCATCATAAAGAAGCTCTGCAGTGCCTTCCCCTTCAATTAAACCACCAGTGTATTGTTTGAAAGTATCACCTTGAGCAGTAATTTCTTGAAGGTCTTTGGTAATCGACATAGACCAGCTAGTAGTACCAAGTACAGGGTTTACAGATGAGCCAGCATCATCAAATTTAACTTGCCCAACATCACCTTTTACTTTTGCCATAACAAATAAAAGAAAGATTTATTAATATATTAACTCTTTTCTTGTTTTTTTACAGCTTTTTTACCTAATTCTTGTTTTTCCATGTAACGTCTACATCGAGGATCCCAGTACTTTGGATCTCTCCTACCTTTCACAGCTTCAATAGCGTCAAGCATTTCTTCAGTAATTTCCATTAAAGATCCTCATAAATGTTAAATGTAATTCTCATCTGTGTTTGAAATTTTCCTTCAGGACTTGAAGTAACAACTTCTGCTATAGATGGTGCATCAAAAATTACATTAGAAACAGTAATCCTATTGTATAAGTCCCTAAGACGTTTGCAAATAGTGAAATTAGACCCTGCCCCTATATTTTCTTCAGTAAAAACATTTAAAATTACAAGGCCGACAACATTATTAGTAGCTGTACTAGCATCACCCTGAGTTAAATATTCACTTTGACCAAAGCTTGTAATGCACTGTACGAAGCTATCTTCTGTTGTAGAGTCAAAGCTCATATTACTAAAAACAACAGGAATGGCGGGG